GCAAGATGATTAAGGTGATTGAGGGCAACACCTCGGACAAGTCGCACTCTAACGGTGGCGTCGTCAAAGAGCAGTGGCGCAACTTTAGCGTCATTATGGGTGTCGGTCGCCCTGACTACACCAAGCCAGCGCCAGCGCCTAAAAAGGCTCCAGCAAAGAAGCCGGTGAAAAAGTGAAGCAGAAACTTCTTGTAATTCTCAAACTGATTGGTTGGTTTGTATGGTTCGCGGTCGGTCTGTTCTTTATCGTTGCAGCTGCCGGCCTTGGGGCTGGAGCACTCGTGCCGGGTTCATCGGCGTTCATCGGTATCGCAACCATGTTCTTTGGTGCCATGCTTCTCGTATTCAGCGAAATTGGTAAGACCATGATTGGCAAGATGAGAATTGTTCTTGAGGATCTGCAGCGCGCGTTCAAGAAGGCTGCCGATTCGGTGGAGGACCAGGCTAAGGACTAGACTAAGGATTAGGGAGGGGTTTTTCCTCATTCTCCCCCTCGCACAAACCCTCGGCATTTGCTCATAGTGTCGAGGGATTTGTGTATTATGTATCTTGAGCAAACAGTTCAGGTAGCACAGACAGCCCGGCTCGCTTTTCGAACAAGGGTGCCTAACGCAGAGACCCCCGACACACCTCCCCTAAACTGTCGGGGGTTTCGCCTATTCTGGATCTATGAATGAGATTGAGGCGCGCGTCGAGTCTTTAGGCTCCGCGATGTTGATTGGAACATACGAGAGCGGTTCGCCCGAGTGGCATGCAGCTCGAGCCGGTATCGGTGGCAGCGACATCGGCACCATCCTCGGAGTCAATCGGTGGCAAAGCCGTCAAACACTCCTAGAAAGCCGTCTAAGCCCTCCAGAGGCTCCAGAACCGCCAAGCCTACCAATGAGGCTAGGAACGGCTTTTGAGCCCGCTATCAGGCGTCTATGGCTTGAGGACAACAAACAGTTTCTAACCGTCGTTGAGACCGGCACCTGGCAGAGCATTCAGAACCCGTTTTGGAAAGCGAACCCCGACGGTCTAATCCGCTGGAACGACGGAGAAATTGGCATTCTCGAGATAAAGTTTTCACAAGCAACAGATCTCCAAGAAACTTGGCTTTACCAGGTGAATTGGTATCTGATGCTGTTAGGTTTGCGTCGAGCCGTATTGGTTCAATGCAAAGGCAACAAATTCGTCGAGTATTCAATCGAGGCGAACATCAACCTACAAGCAGAGATGAGAGCAGCTGCAAAGTTGTTCGAGGAGGAAGTAAAAAATGGGATTCAATCTAGCGGATTATGAACCGGTTGAAAAGCGCATTAGCGACTTCTGGGCTAAATACCCTAACGGCCGTATCTTGACTTCAATCGTGCAACTCGACGACAAGATAATCATTATGCGCGCGGACATCTTTACGGACCGCGAGGACATGCGCCCGGTAACAGCAGACTTCGCTCAAGAGAAAATCGGCGGCTCTGGCATGACCGCTAACTCATGGCTCGAGATCTGCGCCACCAGCGCCATCGGTCGCGCACTAGCAGACCTAGACTTCGCCAAAAAAGGCAAGCGCCCTAGCCGCGAGGAAATGACCAAAGCCAAGGGGCACGAGTCCAAGTCGGAGTGGGATAAGCCGACCGATTGGGTCGCCCTGGCAAGCACCACCACCGAGCTTGAGGACTTGCGCAAACTTTACTCACAAGCAAAAGCAGCAAAAGCCGACGACATGGCCTTAGAATTCATCTTGCAGAGGTCGGAAGACCTCAAGAAGTAGAACGAGGACTCTATGGGCTTCCACGCCGTTAGCGCCGTCTTGGCGCACTCTAAGGCACAATCCACCACCAAACTCGTCTTAGTCGCTTTGGCGCACTATTACGACGATGACGGCAAGTATGGTGCGTGGCCGTCTCAATCTCTCCTGGCACGTCTTGCGAACTGCAGCGAACGCACCGCGCGACGAGCTCTAAAGGAACTAGCCGACATGGGCGAGATAGACATCTTGCTTCACCAGGGCGTCGGACATGATCCACAGCGCCGAACTAATCGTTACCGGATACTCGTTGATTGCCCTGCAGAGTGCGATAAAACGAGCCAACATCGGGTAACGACATTAGCGGCCATCCATGACCGTCTGACAGGACAAATTGGGTCGCCTGACAGGACAAATTGGGTCGTCTCACAGGACACAGATGTCCGCTTAACAATTAAGAACAATCAGTTAACAAGAAACTTAAATATTTAAGATTCTGGAAAGAGAAAAAAATGAGCACATACAACACCAAGGTTTCGGGAATTTACACACCGACCAAGAACCCTACTGTCGGCAAGATCTCCATCATCTTTGACCGAACCAAAAAAGACGGAACCACCTACCAGGTGAAAAGACGAGTCTTGGCGTTCTTTGAGTCAATGCCTGATTGCAACGACGGAGACATCATCATCGTTGAGGGGCAGCTTGACGCAATCGCGGAACGAGACGTCAACGGTTCAATCAAATACTTCGAACGCAAGTCCGGGGAAACCGACGTCTCAATCGGTTACATCCTCTACGGCGCTGTATTGCGTGATGTAAAGCCTGGAGCACCTAAGCCAGCGGAAAAGGTTATCGACCTTGACGACGCAGCCAAATACAACACCGCTCCTTTCTAAAGTGCACCTCTACACCATCGACGGCGAAGCAATCCCTCAAGGAAGCAAAACCGTTGCTCAAGGTGGAGGCAAGGTTTGGTTGCGTGACTCTAACCCGAAACTAAAAGCGTGGCGCGAGTCCGTAACCGACCAGGTGAAGCACTTTATGACGGCCAACCAATTTGAACCGTTTGAAAAGGGCGACGCTATCCGGGCGGTTATCTTATTCAAGCTGCCGAAACCTAAAACGGTTGCTCGAGAACTCCCGACGGTGAAACCTGATCTAGACAAACTCATCCGTTCCATCTTTGACTCGTTGACGGCCGCTGGCGTCTGGGTTGACGATAGCCAGGTTGTGCAGATTCAGGCTGGGAAAATTTATTGCAAAGAGGGCGACACGCCTAACGTGATTATTAACTTGCACAAATCTCCGAAAAGTATGCCTATACTAGACAGGTAACCAAATCGGTTGCTAAAAAGAGTGAGGACTCAAAATGGCAGTAATGAAAGAAATAAACGCACACTTCGAGAACGTTTACGACCTAGCAATCACAAACCCGACCTCGGAGCAGCTGCGAATCGTATTCCACGAACTAGCAGAAACCTTTGGCTTTAGCGTAAGCACCGCCGTCAACCTATACAACGAATGGGTCGTTGAAACTAAGGCAGGTGCCTAATGCGTATCCTTTGGACACTACTCGCGCTTGGCTGGTTCTACTTCATGACGCACCTAGCCATCAACACAATCTATGCAACCGACCCCGGACTAGCCGGACCAGCAATCATCGTAACCACCGTCGTATTTGTCGGCTACATATTCCGCAACGGAGGCAAATAATGCCAGATTGGGTTGACTTCGAAATCGGCGAGAAAATTGCCTTAGCCATCACCGCAGCTATGCGCGACGAAATGGGCCACTTCCGCGCCGTCATGGCAGAACTCCGCGAACAAGGCTGGGATGACTTCCGAATCGGCGAGGCATTCATGGAAGTCGGTCGAATCGTATTCGCCGAGGAGGAATCTAAAGCGATTGGGGAAATGGAATGAAACCACCGGCACTAGCCAATGAGCGCGATCTCATCATCAACCTCATCAAGTCGCGAATCTGCTTCGACATGTTAGGCAGCCACAACTGCGACCACCCGGCATGCTGGGCACTCATCGACATCATCATCGACATCACCGCAGGAGCACACAAAACCAAATGAAAGACGCATACAAGCTCCTACTCATGGCAATCGGCTACCTAATCGCCATCACCGCAATCGCAATCAGTTTCTTTATCTGGAAGTAGAAAATGGGAATCCTAGACAACATCGAACCAAACACCTACAACAAGCCCTGCAAGTTCGGGCGCTTATTCAACGACCTCGACCCGGACGACCAGCGAATCCTCGCCGACGCCCTCGAGGACAAAACCAAATGGACTAACCGCCAACTCACCCTGGCACTCAACGAACGCGGCCTCGCCTTTACCGTCGAAACGCTGCGCTCACACCGACTAAACCTCTGCGGATGTAGGAGACTAGGCTAATGGCTTGCAAATGCGAAAACGACAAAGCAAACGAAGCAGCGCGACTAACCCTCAACGCTGTAATCACATTCTGGGTTGAATGCCAAGGCGACGTGAACGCCATGACCGCGTTCTTCCTCAAAATGCAGGAAACACTAACTAACTCGGAGGACCAATGCTAGACGACCTAACACCACCCGAGGAAGAACCAGCAGACGTCAAACTCCTACGAGCTGCACTCCGACGACTACAAAGCCAACTCCTCCAGGCAAAAGACCGAACCGAACACCTCACCGAAATCACGCAACAAGCAGCGTTCGACGCCATGGTTGCGCTAGGTGGAGTCAAGCCGGTAACACCACCAACCAAAGACAAACGCAAAGGCTCACCCGAAGTCGCGCTCTGGGTTATGGGCGATTGGCAAGGCGGCAAACGAACACCGTCTTACGACTCCGAAGTAATGCGCCACCGCGTCTTGCAATTCGTCGACAAAGCAATCTCCATCACCGAAATCCAAAGATCGCACCACCCCGTAAAAGATTGCACCATCGCTG